TAGGGTTGTTTAATGGTTCAAATCAGGGTCCTTTAGGGCTATTAGCCATAGACAGAATGATGGACCAAAGTTCTCGCTTGTTTCAAGCCGGACAAATACCGTTTGGTGGAAAACAAATAATATTTGCGACATACTCAGCATAAAAATGAATATACTAAATAATATTACTTATGATTTGCCTGTTGATTATAGAAATATAAAAATATATCCAGTAACAGTAAAAGATTATCTTACTTTTAGTGTTTACTCTAGTTGCTTGCTTTTAGATAAAAACAGTATACCAAATGTAAAAATAATCGAAATGACTGAATTGGAATATATTTATTATGCTAGTAATGAAAATCCAGAAAAAACACCTTATGTATTATATTTTGACAGATTACTTTCTTTATGTCTAAGGGATGATGAAAGTTTTAATGATATAGAAAAAAGTCTTGATAGATATAGAAATGACAATAAAGGGAAACCTTTTTTTATTATTAAAGAAGAAATATATAAACCAGAAGATTTTGACCAATTAAAATTAATAATTGCTAAACAAAATGAAGTAGAGTTAATAGATGAAAATATATCTAAAGAGGTTAGAGATTCATTAGAAAAAGCTAGAGAGTTTAAAAGAAAACTATCTGGTAATAAAAGTATATCTATAGAAGATTATATTGTTTCTCTTTCTGTTTCTACAGGCTGGACTTTTGATTATATATATTCTATGACGATAAGGAAATTTTTAAAAAGTATAAGGAGGATGGATAATCTAATACACTATAAAATTTATTTAGGTGCGTCTATGTCGGGGATGGTTGAGTTTAAAGATAAATCGTTTATCAAACACTGGTTATCAGATTTAGACGATGAAGATAGATATAGCGATGTCTCTCTTGATATGCAAGAGATGGAGGACAAAATATCATTTGAGAGTGCTAAAAGCACTCCATAATTAAAAATTCAGGAGGTTTTAAGAGAATAATGGAAAAAATATCTGGAATATATTGTATAAAAAATATTAATACTAGAAAATTATACATAGGGCAATCTATTGATATATATAAAGAATGGAATAGTTCTCATAAACCAGCATTAAAATATAATAGACATCACAATAAATATTTACAAAGAGCATGGAATAAATATGGAGAATCAAATTTTAAACATGAAATTATAAAAGAATGCTCAACAAATGAATTAAATTATTTTGAAAAATATTATATAAATTCTCTTTCTTCTCATTATACTAAAAAGGGATATAATATATCTTTTGGAGGTGAATCAATAATGAAAGGTAGAAATCATACTGAAAAAACAAAAGAAAAAATGAGTATTTCTAAACAAAATATGTCTGATGAAACAAAAAATCGAATGAGTGAAAGCAGAATAGGAAAGAAATTAAATAACTCATCATCAGTATATCATGGTGTAAGAAAGAGATTCTCAAATAATAATAGAAATATGTATTGGGAAGCGTCTATCATATTAAATGGAAAATGGACGTATATAGGAATTTCAAAAGATGAAATAAGCGCAGCAAAAAAATATAATGACTATATTTTATCCAATGATATTTCTTATCCTTTAAATATGTTTAATTAAAATCAAGGAGGTTTTAAAAAATATGTCACCTATTAAAAAGTTTTTAACAAGCGTTGCAGATGTTTATGGATATGACAGTAGCGATAACTTGCTATTCGTAGCAAAAACGTTATTAGATAGTTCCATTGAAGTTTCATTAGGTTCTGCACCTGTACGTGGTGGGCGTGGTAATCAGTTGCAATATACTTACTATCACACTGCCGAAATGAAATTCAATTTAACAGAAACACAGTGGAATCTTGAAATGTTGGGTGCAACAGCAGGAGCTACATTCGAACTCGGTAACTATTATGTACAAGAAAATGTAACTGTTACTGCTAGTTCAGGTAGTGTTTCCCAAACCCCACTTGCATTCGAGAGTACAATATATGGTTGGGCAACCTCACCATTAGGTCTTACTCAAAGAGTAACATTTACAAATAGAGGTTTTACAGTTACAGGAACTGAAACAAGCGGTTTATGGTGTGTACGTTACTATACCGCTAATGTAAGTTCAGGTAAAAGTGTTACAATCAAAGCAAGCATGATTCCTCAAGTAGTAAAACTAGTAATGGAAACACAACTAAACTCAGCCGATGTTACTACAAATAAAATTGGTATGGTACAGATTATCATTCCTAAAGGTCAATTATCAGGCGCTTTCACAATTTCAATGAAAGCCGATGGTGTGTCAAACACTCCTTTGACTGGTACTGCCCTAGCTTACACTCCTATCTCAACTAGTCTTGACGCATGCAATGTTGATACATACTATGCTAAGATTACCGAAATTATTGATAGCACAAACTGGTATGATAATGTTTACGCATTATCTATTAGTGGTGGAAATCAATCAATTCGTGTAGGAGAAGCTAGAACATTGGTAGTCTATGCTGTACCTTATTCTGGTGCAGCTTTCAAAGTTTCTAACTCGTACCTTACTTTCTGGTCTGGTTCTACTGTTGGTTCTTCTGGCTCTATTAGTGCAGGAAGTGCTACTGGTATTATTACTGGTATAACAAGTGGTTCTGGTCCTTATGTAATAAGTAAGATTACTTCTGCATCTAGTATTGTAACATCAGCATCAATCACAGTAACAGCATAATAAATAAAGGAGAATAAAAAAATATGCCTTTAACATTTAAACAAATTAATGATTTAGATAATTCTATGGTAGCAGCACAACAGGTAAGCCTAGGACAAGTATTAAATTTCTTGTCTGGTAGCTCTTCTGCTAGTTCTGTGTTTATTCCTACTGCTGCCTCTACAGTAATAGCAACAGGTATGACTACTGTTGGTTTAGCTATTGTAGCTTTCTCAGGTAGTACATCTGGTTCAACACATACTTACACTACTGTTTCTGGATGTGCTAATGGTTCAATTATTGTGAAAACTTGGTATTTGTCAGGTAGCACATTAGTTGTTGGCGCAGCACCTTTCAACATGGTTACTTGGAGAGCCTACGGTACTTAATAATTAATAAATACACCGTTGTTAGAAATGACAACGGTGTATTTTTTATCTTTTTAAAACACGGAGATATAATGGAAAAAGTTAACTTGCAATTAAAAGCTATAAAAAATAAAACAATTGAATACAATGGTATAGAAATAGAAGTAATGCCTTTTATTTCGTTATCTGAACAGACATTTTTAATTGAAAATTATATTGAAAATTATTTCGGAACACCTAAAGATATTCTAATTAATGATACCAAATATCATTATTTCGAAGCAGAAATTGAATTGAAATACTTAGTAACCTTATTCAAAACCAATATAAATGTAGAAGATTTAGATAATGAATTTTTTACAAACATAGCATTATGGAAAGAAATAACTGATAAAATAGAAAATTGGCATGATTTTAAAAATACATTAGAAAGAGTTATTTGTGACATAAAACAACAAGAAACCTTAGAAAACAGCGTTGGTAAAATAATCAAAGACCTTGTTGAAAAAGGCTATGGTTTATTAGATAAACTTTCTGATTTAAATCCAGAAGAAATTAAAAAAGCAGGGGATGAAGGTTTAAAATTAATCGAAAGATTAGAAAAATCATCTATTCTAAATAACCCCGCTGATAAGGTAGCTATTGCAGAAAATTCTGGTTTAGTAGAAGTAGAAACCAAAGTAATTGAAAAAGCAAATGAAATTAAGACAAGAAAACCAAGAGCGAAGAAGGTAAAATGATAGGTAGATTAAAACGCTCCCTCAATAGAAGATGCCCTGAATGTAAAAGCATTCTTCAAATAAGGGTAAGAGATATAACAGAATTAAGAAATGGAATACAAGTAATTGTACAAGAAGAATATATTGCATGTTCAAATAAAAATTGTGAATATGAAATAGAAATGGAACAAAAAAGAATCCGTAGACAAGAAGATGAATTAGCGTTTTAAAATCATCATTTTATTAAGGAGGTAAATATGCCAATTAAACCTGCTGAAAATTTTATTATGACAGAAACAGGACAAGCGGGAATAAGTTTAGAAGCAATGATGAAAATTGTTGAGGATGCAACAGAAAAACAAGCCAGAGAGATGGAACATGGAATGACACCAGAAGAAATCGCTTTGGGTGCACCTTATTCTGGTTCTTATAGAACATTAATAAATTCTGCAGCAAAAGCATTGGAAATGACAGCCGAAATGGTAATGGCAGATACTTTTAATACGGAAGTATTAATTTCGACTATAGAAGATACTATTGAATCATTTCATGTTGAAGTAACCGACGATGTGCTGAAAAAAGGTGATGCTGAATTTGGTTATTTTATGGAAGAAAATCTTTTCGGTTTAGCAAGAGATAATAAAATGACCTCTGATTTAGACAGATGGAGAAATATGAAATTGTCAAATCCTGTAGAAATAAAATCAAAAAAAGTTATTAATGCAGCTTTAAGCGTAGGGGGAGTAGCGGTAATGGGTCTTGATGCGTTAACTGCAATAGAAAAAAAAGACCTTGAAAGAATGATGATATTATATAAAATGATAACCAAAATGAAAAATCTTTTATATCTACATTTCAAAGAGAATCCTGATAACCCGCATCAGTTGGGAATTAGAGCTATAATATTATATACTGAATTATATATAAAAGCATTAGAAGCAGAGATTACTGGCTTAGGTAAAAAAAGTCTTTTAGACATAAGAAGACATCATGACCCTTGGCAGGGAAAATGGAAAGCAAAATTGGATATTGAGTTAAAATTATTAGAAGGTAAAGGCGACGAATCAATAAGATTTATGAGAAACTTAGAAAGATTAAAACAACTCTATTTGGTAAAAATAGATATGGTAAATGAATTTCATACAGGTGGAGTACGTGCAGCAGAATTTTTCGGAAGAATAAGAAAAATAAGAGAATGGATAAAAGGATAATAGTGATAAGATGAAAAAAAAATATATTTATGCGCTAGACTTATCACAGAACTCTTCGGGAGTATGTATTTTTACAAATGATGGTAAGCTTATAAAAACATTTACCATAGACACAAATAGCGAAAAAGAGACTAAGCTGAAACTAAGAATTATTGGAAATGAATTTGTAAAAATAATGAAAGAATATCCTCCCGATATTGTAGTAATTGAACAAGGTTTTACCTTGTATAATCCTAGTACTCAAGCTATTTTTAGGGTACATGGTTTAGTAAATTATTTGTTCTCCGAATATGAACAAATATATTACCCCGCATCTACTGTAAAAAAAGTAGTAGGGGGAAAAGGAAATATGAGTAAAGAAGAAATACATGATGCTCTTCATAAAAAATATCCAAATATAAAATTTAAAAATTATGATGAATCAGATGCTTTTTCTGTAGGAGAAACTTATTTTATAAAAAAAGGAATTATCCATGCCTAGATTAACTTTCAGGGATAAGATAACAAGTCCCGAACTCACTAAACAAATAAATCCAGAAAACATCAAACTGATGGAAAGGTTTTTAAAAGACAAATCCATTCGAACAAGTAACAAAACTATTGTTGTATATGATTCAAATCTTACCATGTTTTTCACATGGAATCTTTTGTATAATGAAAATAAATTTTTTGTGGATATAAAAAAATTAGAATTTTCTGATTTCTTTTCATTTGCATCCACCGAACTTAAATTGGGGTCAGCTAGATTAAATAATCTGAGAAGTACACTATCTTCTCTATCTTCGTTTATCGAAAAGTTTTATGATGAAGATTACCCCGATTTTAGAAATGTAATTTTACGAATTGTAGAATCTTCTCCTAAAGAAGAACGTAGAGAAAAAACTATCTTAACAGATGAGCAAGTAGAAGATTTATTAAATTACTTAACAAAAAAAGACAAACAACAAGCTTGCTGGCTTGCTCTTGCGGTAACAAGCGGAGCCAGATTTACTGAACTTTTGTGTTTTGAAACCGATTTGATTGATGAAAATAGGGTGGCTTTCGGTGATTTATTCCTTGAAACAACACGCCAGATAAAAACTAAAGGCAGAGGGAAGAGTGGAAAATTGCTTTATAAATATATTTTAAAAGAAAAATTTTTACCTTATTATAAAGAATGGTTAAAAGAGAGAACCAAGATTTTAAAAGAAAAGAAATTAAATCATAATTTCTTATTTATTAAACAAGATGGAAATCCTGCTACTGGTGCTACTGTGCGAGGATGGATTGAGGGATTTGAAAAGTATTTAGGTGTACCCCTCTACGCTCATGCGCTAAGACATTTTCTTGTTACACTATTGTCTAAGAAAAATGTACCCCAACCATTAATCAAAGAATTACTTGGTTGGTCCAGTTCTGAAATGATTCAAATTTACGACGACACATCAGCGCGAGATAGAATATATGAGGGTTTA